TAATGTCTACGCAAAATGGTGATAGTGGACTCTATAGTGCCAAAATAATTAATAATAGTACTATTGGAAGATGGCTAGTTAAACATTTCTGGAATACAGAAAAGACTATAATTCCCACTTTATCTTTTGACGAAAATTTTGGAATTGTAGGAAAAATAGGAGATTCAACTGTAACAGCAATAGGAGTAAGATATTCTAATGCTATAGCTGATACAAATGTAAGATATTGTTTTATTAAACAATTAGGCAATACTATTTTTATGACTATGAGCATTGCTTATACAACTACAGATGGGACAATTCCTACTGGCACAACTTTACTTACTGTTCCCAAAATATACGCGCCAACTTCTACTCAAAGATTGCCCGCCTTTTTTGCATTTAAAAGTTCAACTACTCCACATGGCGCAATGATTTCTATTGATTCTAATGGAGCAATTCAACAGAATCATTCTAGTTCTACTAATAGTATTTATTGTGTAGGTATGTGGGAAAGAAAATAATTTAATTATAAAAAAATAACCCTTACATAAAAATGTAAGGGTTATTTTTATTTTAAATTTTCTTTTATATAAGCAATACCTAAACAGATAGCATCACTTATATCATCATTAACATTTATATTATAAATCATTTTAACTAGACGTTGACTTGCTGCTTTTAAAGTTTCTCTTTTTACACCTGGTCCAGTATGTATTCCACATATTCTTCGCCAATGTCCAACTACATATAAATCTACCTTATAACCTAAAACACCTAATTTTGTAATTGTTTCTCCTTGAAGATATATTAATGCTTTATATACTGATTGATTTTGTCTAACATCCTATGGTAAGACTTCTTCCATTACAATATTAGTAGGTTTATATTTTTTACATATTTCTACAATTCTATTACTCATATTATCAATTCTTTTATAAACGTTTCGATCATTCTATATTAAACATTCGTAATGAATCAATTTGCCCTACTAAAATATTGCAATCCCGCTAGATTTAGTAGAGGCATCTATCGCTAAAGTTTTCATCGTTGAATTTACCTCCTTCAATCTAACTAGAGTATAACAAAAATTTTTAAAAAAGTCAAAAAAAAATGGGATGAGTAATTAAACTCATCCCATTTTTTTATTTACTTCCACTACTACCAAATCCACCCTCTCCACGGGAGGTGTCTGTTAATTCATCTACTTCTTCAAAAATAAGACTATATTTAGGTAATAAAGCAAATTGTGCGATTCTTTCTTGAGGTTCTACCTTGCGGACATTGCTTGAATCATTATGCACCGCTACAATTACCTATCCTCTATAATCAGAATCAATAACACCGACACAGTTAGCAGGGCGGAGGCCCTTCTTTGAAGCAAGTCCGCTTCGAGGAAAAATTCCTCCCCAATATTCTTTAGGAATCTCCATTGCAAGACCTGTTCCAATCATCTATGTCATATGTGGTAAAATATATGTAGTTTTATTTATATTAGCATATAGATCACACATTGCGGCATCCTAACTTCCAAGGAAAGGTAACTTCGCCGTTTCATTTAATTTTTTAATTTTAATATTAATACTCATTCTCGTCTCCATCTATTCCATCAGTATAAACTGGCATTAATTCACAATCAGGTTCTTTTTCTTGACAAAATTCTTTTGTAATAATAACTCGTCTCCATTCGTCAATAACTTCACCCTTTTGCTTTTGTGTTTTTATTTCATTACTAGATTTTGTTACAGTATATTGAGAACTTTTTTTTGCTTCTTCAATAAGTTTCATTGCCTCTTGTTCTGAATCACAACGATATTGTTCTGTTACCTTTATTAAATATCTACTCATTAATATTTCTCCTTTAAAATTGAGAGTATATAAAAACTATTGGTTTTTTATCTGTATTAGCGTATAAAATCTATTCTTTTTGTTTTACATCTTTTTCTATTTTCTATAAAAAATTTTTAGGACAGCCGCTTATATAAACTTTACTAATCTACTTATCATTAGTCAGAAATGTAGGTAAATCTTGTAATGAAATTTTTTCTTCTCGTGGAGCGGAAAAAGGATCGTTTTTAATAAATAATGTTTGCTTTAACTCTCCCATATTTATTCTACAATAAACTGTTTTATTCATTTTATTCCCTCTTAATGTTCGTATGCTTGATAATGTAAAGGTTTCCCATAACAGGAAAGTAAACAAACGCTATGCAGAGGATTATTACTAACAGCCGCATGAGATAATCTTTCATAGTATTTACTTTCTGCCTTTTGTAAAGCTACAGTAGAATCTGTATCACACCTCTATTACTGCATTGTCATAAGGAAAAAGATAATACGCAAAAGGTTCATCATTAATTCTTATCCAAATTTCAAAATTTCCATCAGGCTGTTCTTCAATTGATAGTAGCTCTCCTCTATTTACGCAGCAATCTAAACATTCTTTTGCGGCGATTGCTGGAGGATTTGGGTTTTGATTTTCATACATGTGAAAAATAGTAAAATCGCTTCTATCCTTACAATATAACATTCCATATGAATCACACTTCATATTAAAAAAATTTTCAATCTTATTTTGCGCGGCAGCTTTTTCAAGATGATTCATAGGTTTAAACAACTATTTATTTGACATAAGTTGTTTATTTGCAGCATATAATGTTCCCATATTAAGTTCTGCCATTATTTTCTCCTTATAATTCTATCTTTTTATATAATCCGCAATGACATTCCCCTAACCCTTGGTCTCGGAATTCTTTGCATATACATTTAGTATCTTCGTTTTTTATAGTTTTGCAAGGGCAATACCCATTATTATTTCTGAGCATTGCCCTAATCTAATTAGCAAGTTCTTTATTTTCCGTTACTTTTATTATCACAGTTTTAACCTTTCCGCATATTGATTATCACTAGCTAATGAAACTCCTAATTCTTTATCAAAGTGTGTTTCTTGGTTAGGAATAAATCTGCCATATTTAATAATAATATTATCAAAATCTTTTAAAAAAGTCAAATACCATTGGATTTCTTCTTTGTTATAACCTGTATATATTACAATATCATCATTGGATATATCACGAAACTTTTTTATAAAATTTAATAATTGATAAAAAGAATCCATAGGTTCTAACCCTTGGAATACAATAGCTTCCGAAATAGGATTATTTAAATATCTTTGTATAATTTTTTTTGTTGGTACATCTATTTTTTGTGCGGAAGCTAGGTCTGAATTCTGACAAACCTGCTTCCCGCACTCCTTATCACACTTAAAAGTACAAAAGGGCATCATTATAACCATACATGGTTTTTTATAATTAATAAAATCTTCATCTATAATATCAATTATTTTCATATCTTTTTTACCGTTTGATTAATAGGCTCCCAGCGTCGCATTTTATATTCTTTTACTCTTGAGTTAGACCAAGTATTAATTGGAGTATAAAAACCTACAACACGAGTATATTCTGTTTCAACAGGTTTTCCACAAATTGGACATGTTCTTCCATAAAAACCATGATTTTCTTCACATGCTTGAATTTTAGTATTAAAAGCAAAATATGTTACACCAGCATCAGCAATATATTTTACCATTTTATAAGCCATCTTATAAGAAGTAAAAGGCGCATCAATGTTAACGTGAAGAATAGAACCTCCGTTACAGAAACTATCAAACAAGGCCTGCACCCTTATTCTTTCTTGTAAAGTTGTTTTTATTCCTAAAGGAATAAATTGATTACCATAAAGAGGTAAGTCATAAATATTTGCATTTGGATAAAAGAACATATCTTTTTTCATAAGTTTTGCGGCGGCAGTTTCACCAGGAATTTGTTCTGTATTAATCATATAGTCGCACTCATGCTGTACTATAAATTGATCTGCGACTTCCCGCATAGTTTTAAAAATCTTTTCTCCAAAAGCACTAGCTTCATCTGTATAAAAACTATTTCCTAAATTATCTTTTTTTACATAATGAAAACGTTTCATTGTTTCATAGATACCAATAAAACCAATAGTATTATATAAATGTTCAAAATCAACTAATTTATAAGAAAAATTAGGAAGTAATCCTTTTTCAACATTACGTTGAATAATATTTCTAACAACATCCAATACTTTTAGATTTAAAAGAGTTCTTTTTGCCAATTCATTTAAATATTCTTCTTCTGAATTTGTGTCTAAAGCTAATCGTGCTAAATTAATAGTAGAAACTTTTACACTACCAACTTTAAGAGCGGTTCCGCCGATTGAATTAAAGTAGCCTAAATCTCTTATATCACTTTTTAATCTACAACAATTGCTTAAACTATTTACACTATCATCTACAAAAATATTACTATCTGACCATTTCATATTATGTTTAATAGCCCATTTTGCAAACTCTGTGTCAACAAACTCTTTATTTTGATAAAGTAATGAAATAGTATTAACAGGAAAAGTAAACATATTTTCTTCTCTCGTTTTTGCCATTTCTTCCATATACCACTTTTGAAATTCAATAATTTCATCTTCATAATCAATCATAAAAGAACCATCTGGAAATTCCGCTCCACCAAAGAGGGCTTCAAAATAAGGTTTATCAAAAATAGAAGTATTTGTAAAAGCAGATTGTTGTCCATCACGAACGTAAGGCTGATTTACGGCATAAATAAAACGTTGAAAATTTTGTCTAGCATAACTTTCTGTAGAATTAGAAGTCGTAATACCAAGATAATTATTTTCTTTGTCTTTATTCCAAAAATAAAACATATATGGAATTAAATTTGGTAAACCGACTGCTCCACTACTTCGATTGCTAGCAAAACCAATAAATTCTTTTACAAAATCAACAAAAGTAGTTAAATGTTTTGCAGGTTTAGAATTAAATGGATCTCCAATAAAATAAAGACCCTTCTCCGCCAAATCTTTAAGATCATACGCAAAACAATAATGTTTAAAAGTAGAAGTATCGGAATCGTGTAAATATAACTCTCCAATCCATTCCGCCCTTAACCATTCATTAGCTGTCTTAAAACCATATTTCTTTTGAATCTCATAATAAATTTTATTAAAAGCTAAAAGTTTTCTATGTGGTTTTGGCATTTCAGAAAGTAATGTTACTATATCTTTACGTCGTACATTACTATTACCATCTATTGAAACATTAGCTACTGTTTTTTCATCAATAAAATTATCAATAAAATCGGTGTAGCTTAATTGATCGTCATCAAAGCCATTAATTCTTGCAATTTCAGTTCCAAACTATCCTTGTAGTTTATTATATTGTGTCGTAAAATTTTTACCAAGTCTAATATTAATATTAGCCATTAATTATAATTCTCCTTTAACCATTTGATTGCTTGTCCAAAATCTAAAATTTCTCCGTTAATTCCAAGGGCGGGTGCCGTTTGAATACCTAAAGATAGCATCTTTTCTACATCTTCACAGATATTATATGTAAGTCCTACAGCATCCATTTTAGATTTTAAAACTTTACATTTTGGACAATGTGTTGTATATAATGTAATGTCCATCATTATATTTTCCTCCTATATTTATATTTTAGAATGATAAAAGCTGAATGAAATAATTCTGCCCTTATCATTAATTTTCTTTAATAATATGAATTAAGTCTGTGATAATAGGCTAAACTTCATCAGTAAAATTTTCAAGAACCTTATAAGAAAAAGGAAGATTTAAAAAATCTTTACTATCTGCAAGAAATCTTCTACAAATTTCATTGCAATTAGGAGAATCTTCCCTCTTTAATTGTCTTAAAAGCCTAATTTTATCAGGACACCAAATTAATATAGGAGTGCAATCAATTTCATCATTCTATAATAATTGTTTAATTGAATTAGGAGAAAAAACACCTACATTGATTTTATCTTTTACTAAAGTATCAATAGATGTACCATACCACCAATTATTAAAACAAGAAAATTCTATCCATTTTTTTAAATTTTCTCCACTCATAAACTCATTTGCTGTATTAATAAAGTGATAATGGATTCCATCCGCCTAATAAGGTCTGGGCGGACGGGTAGTAGATGTAATAATTTTATTTAGTTGAGTCTTTCCATAAATAGTTTGGAAAAGGTGGAAAAGGAGATAATCCTTTCCCGAACCAGCAGGACCAAACAATGCTATAACTTTATATTTATTCATTATCTTCCTCCATTCCATATCGCGCGGAAGTTAGTTCAATTCTTCTTCCATTTACATTCGTTATCAAATAAAGCTGATGCCCGCTTGTATTCTTATATTTTTTAGCTACAAAAGTATCATCTCTTCTATATCCTGTAACTAAGAGTTTATTACCACGAGTAAACCAACCTTTTTCTTTTACTTTTTTTACACCTTCATTATTCACTTCACTAATCTGTCTATTGAACATTGCATAATAATCACGAGTGAATTTAACATTAACAGTTCCTGTTGTTGTTAATAAAGTTACAATATGACGAGTATCATTTTTACCAATAACTGTTCCAGCAATTTTTTGAAGTTTATAAATAGGAATTTGTTTACCATTACGTTTAAAGAAGTAATCAACAACAGGAGAAGAAGAAAGGCTATTAAAATCAACAATACCATAAAATTTATTATCAACATTTTTTAATTCATGGTCGTGATAATAAAAACATAAAGATTTCATTTCCCAATATGAAATATTTCCTTCTGCGTATTTATTCCATTCCTCTTGAAAAAGTTTTAAATTTAATTGTTTTAAAACATCTTGCTGTTCAAACTGTAACCATTCCCGCACGCTATCCATTACTTTTTTATAAATTTTATCCCATACCTTTTGTTTTATCACGAAACAATTATTTATAATATCAATATTATCCATATCAAAATGGTCGGAATAAAAATTCATACTATATTGTTCAGGCATAACATAAGAATCTTTCCATTTTTTAGTTTTCAAATATTTATTAAAGAAATAAACTTTCTTTTCAAAATCTAAAGATTCTGGAATAAGATTATAATTAATTAATGTTGCCATATTTTGAAGATTTAAACGTGTTTTTGGATTACTTGTAATAGACAAATAATATATCATTGACCATAAACGAGAATTAATGTTAATCTCTTCTGCGTTTTTTGTTTCTAATTCATCAAAAGCACCAGCTTTAATCAAACTAATCATTACCGTTTTATTTAATTTACATCTATTTAAAAAATCTTTTAAAGATTTATACGGACGATTTTGTTTAATCTGGTCAACAACTGCAGCACCCACTCCATTTAATGCTTTCATACCAAAAAGAATTTGATTATTTTCTACATCAGGCTTAAACCCATAATCAGATTTATTAATATCTATTAAACTAACATGAATACCTACATTAATAATTTCACCTAATGCTTTTGCAACTTTCCCATAATCTGTTGCAACTTCTTTTTTCTTTACAGGATTACCATCTTCATCATATTCATTATCATCTTCATCTTCCAAACTTCCGCTATTTACAACAAGACATGCGGTATCCCAATAAATAGGATTCCAATGAGTAGCAATATAAGCTGTTTGAAAACCGATAAAACTATAAGCTAAAGCGTGAATACATTATTTTATAAATAACTGACTATTTTTTACAGAGTTTGTAGTGAGTTTTGACATACTCTCCTCTGCACACTATTTCCCAAAACGTATCAATAGTTTCAGTACTCCCGGTCTAACCCAGGATAGTCGATACAACATTTTTTTATGATAATGATTTTAAAATACGTTTATTTTCTTCTCTATGACTTCTTAAAGGGTAAATTAATTTATCTTGTTTATTAGCTCTTCCTTGTCCCAGTTTTTTAATTGTACTTTCAGCTTTTCCATATTTTTTTGCTATAGTTACAAGAGAATCACTACTATAAACAATATCATTTATACAAGGCCAAATCCAACTTTTATCTGCGCATCCTTTTAAACAAAGAGGATAAGATTCTTTTTTATCAAAAAAATATCTTCCAGTATTAATTCCTGATATAAAACCGGCACTTTCTATATTGTATTTTTTTTGAATATCAGAATATCTAACGCCATTTTTTATATCTTGCTTAATGTTTTGAATTTCCTCTTTGCTAAAATGGCTTTTTTCTCCTGAGAAATCTTTTTTTAAAGGATAGCTTAATTTTGGATTTTTATAATTTACACCATGATTTAAATTACTTAAAAAGGTTCTTGTTAATCTAGGTTTATATTGCTCGATGAGGTCATTATATAATGCACCTTGAATAAGTTGATTTTGAATATCAACTATTTCTTCTGGCGTAAATACTTTTCCTTTAGTTAATAATTCTTCCCAAAGCACTTTTTGTCCATTATGACTTTCACCGCCTTTAGTAATATTATACCCCCCTTGAGAAACATGACTTTTTAATTTTTCTATCCAATATATTTCTTTTTTATTAGCTACCTCTCTATCATCAGTTTCTTCAATAATTTTGTAAGAAAAATTTTCTATTCCGTATTTTCTAAAGGCTTTTGATAAAGGATAATTATAACTATGGCTATTTGGATTTAAACTATCGCTTTTATGCCCATTATATCTTTTTTGTAAATCATTTGTTTGACCTACATAAACATGTCCATTAATTTTATTAACGTATTTATAAATATAAATTTTTTCCATAATTCGGATACACCTTTCGTATTATTTTCCTCATTATATCAAAAATTTTTTAATTTGTCAAATCAATTCATAAAAATTTGTCACGAGATTTTACCCTCGTTAGCTAATTAATCTATAATTTGTCATCATTATATTAATGATTAATTAACCCCTGTGATGAACAGGTTAAGTGTGTGAGCGCCATTTTCACAACGCTAAATGAATAACCCATCTGTGGACCAACACCATTTTCCCACACATATTTACCAAGTTTTTCAGAAGATGCTTTCTCTAGGATTTTTTGATGCAATTCTGGGATTTTACTCATTTGTTTTTTACCAACAATTTTTCTTGCGGCATTTGCTTCCGCTAAGGTAAAACCACAAATATTTTTATCCATAAGCATCAACATTAATTGTTCTTGTGAAGGGGGAACGCCATATGATGATTTAAAATAAGGTTCAAGGTAATCTCTTTCGTTAGGAGTTAATCCAAAATCATGCATTTCTTTATACCAAAGGTCAAGATTATTTTTAAAACGAATATATTTCTCCATTGGTGTCTCTGCACCTTTTTCCGCAGTCATTAATCTCATAAGGCCATTTGCGTCCGTTAACTCAAGAATCGTTGTAGGTTTAATTTTTTTTGCAGCCTGACTTCCTACTTCACTATCAAACTGAAATACATTTATTACTGAACCGTTCTGAATTGCATCCCATACATTTTTATCATTCATCGGTAAAACATTTGGATGAAAATATTTATCATATACTGGACGAAGATTAATTCCTGTGTCTTCAATTTTTTCATCTTCTTGAAGAAATCTCATTGCCTGTGCAAGTTTATCTTGTACTTCTGTAACCAGAAAATCATATTTAACGAGACCGGCCGCTTCACAATCATGCAAATCATATTGTGTAATAATCTCTCCTTTTGGAGTTTTCATAAAACAGCCAAATTCATATGGATCTTCATCAAATAAAATAACACCACTTGCATGGCTACTACGTTTATTTATAAGCCCTACAATACCAAAAATAATATCAAGAAGACCAGGATACATATTTACTTCATTAACAAAAGCATGTACAGGCTCTCTATCCTTATCTTTATTACCATTTATAACATCTTCAAGAGGCCATAGAAAGCCTCTTTCTGACGGAATCAATGATGCAATATACTGTGCTTCATCATTATCAATTCCATCTGGATACTCTTCTGAACGATAACCGCGGCAGGCTGTAAGGACTGCGGACTTGGTCTGCTCTGTACCATATGTAGCTACTAAAGTACAACCTAGATTCTTTCGTGATAAATCATCTATATCAGGATTGAACCTGCGACCGCGCTCTTCTTTTATCTTCTTTACTATTGTCCCTTTTTTCGATGGACATATATCAATATCAATATCACCTAATTCAGTTCTTTCATCATTCATATAACGAAAGAAAGGAAGGTTCCATTCAATTGGGTCAAGCTGAGTAATACCAAGAAGATAATGATTTAATGCGGCACATGATGAACCTCTTCCGGCACCGACAAGACTTCCACACTCCCATATCATATCAATATAATATTTAAGTGTAATAGGATATTTAAACATATTTGTTCCAAGTTTCTCTCCTATTACTCTTTTTACTCTTGCTTCTTCTTCTAATTCATCCCAATATTCTTTTTTATTTAAATGTTTTCTAATACATTTATTAGTACATTCATTCACCCAATAACGATCATATACATCATCACTATTAGACAAAAAAGAAAGATTAGGATAAATATCCTTATTCCATTCAATTATACCTTTGGGATAATCTTTAACAGGCACACTTGGAATTGTTTGACTATGAAATAAATCATATATCTGAATCTTTTCAAACATTTCCATACTATTCTTACAAAATTCATCTATCAGTAAACCAACAGATGGTTCAAGATTTTTCCTTAAATTATCTTCATCCTGAAGATACGCATATTCATAAAAAGCATCGGTTTCTCTTTCACCACCTTTAGAATTAAGATAAGCCTTATGAATATATCTATCTTCTTTTCTAAGATAATGAGCATCGTCACCGATTACAACTTTCTTTCCATATAATTGAGCAATTTGCACCAATTTATTATTCGCAATAATTTGTTCTTTAGATGCTCCTGGCGCAATCTCAACGTAAAAATCGTCTCCAAAAATTTCATCAACGAATTTCATAAAATCAATAATTTGATTATATTTAATCGTTGCTGTTTCCATATCTTCTATATGTCTAGCTTTTTCCATTTCTACAACACAGCTAGACAATTCTCCACCAAGACAGGCGGACGTTGCTAAAAGATGACCTGGATTCCGCCCAATTATTTCTTTCAATTCACTTTTGAGGGTAGGCACACGTTCCATACCTCTATCCCAATATGAATTCATCCAGGCACGAGACGAAAGCTGTCGTAACTGTTTATGCCCTTCTGCATCTTTTGCAATTAGGATAAAGTGATAATATTTAATACCATTCTGGCGGACATCTGTAAGGTATATTTCATTACCTATTGCAATTTTAAAATCAGGATTTTCTTTTTGAAGTTTACAAACACGAATAGATTGGGCTATCGTTTCATGGTCAGTAATTGCCAATCCAGCTAGTCCAATCTCTTTTCCTCGTTTAACAAGGTCTGGTAATTTATTTATACAATCAAGTAAACGAAAATTTGACATTTCCGTATGACAATGTGGTACAAAACGTTGCATCTATTAAACCTCTCTTTATTTTCGTTACTATAATTATATCATAATTTTATTTTCTTGTCAAAAGACTTGTTTTTTCCTGAAAAGCCTTACAATTAACTACAAAGAAAATGACAGTAGGGCAATATTCGTTATCAATTCTAGATTCTACTTTTGATACAATCTCTGGTGTTGCCACTTCTCTATATTTACATACGTTTTCTTTCGTACAATTATTACAATCAAAATTTTTAACTAACATATTTCTTCCCTTCTGTTATTGAAAATAATTGTTCTATATCTATTTCTTCTCTTGCTAAAGACGTTTCTTTTAAAAAGGTTGTCTCTAAAGGATACTCTATATAATCTTGAGCAAGATACCGAGTAAAAACAAAACCATTTTTAATTAGTTGTTTGGCATCTTCTAAACTATACCAATGTAATAAATCTTCTTTATTACTACATGAACTAAACCAATTCTTATTATCTTTATGATAACGTTCATCATAGTCCATTGGTAAAGATTTAGTTTGACAATTTTCTATTGCTCCAATACCCCATACTAATTCACTATTTGCATTATACCACAATCCATTGTCTGGTGTTTTACTTTCTAATCTATATAACCATTTCATATTGGATATTTTAACTCCTTACATCTTATAATATTTTCATTAATAATTTCTTGGATAATAATACATTGGTAATGGTAATGCTGCCGATAGCATTTGATTAAAATATATTTTTTGTTTGCAATCATTTAACTTTTCTTGTAGAATTTTAAATTCCATATCATGTAGTCTTAAATCTGCAAGTATTTTTGCTTGTATCTCAGGAGAAGGCTCTTCATCTGCTTTATAATATCTCCGCATAATTTCGTTTTCTTTAGATAATTGTTCCATACCAATAATTTGAGTATTTAATTTATCATTAGCATCTTTTAAATTTCTATTTTCTTCCTTTAATTTATTAATTGTTTCTTGTAGTTCATTACAAGTTTTTTCTAAAGATTTTAAATCTCTTTCTAAGTCTTGAATTTTATTTTTATATTTATTAAACATATTATTTATTCTTCATCTTTCGTTATATGAACT